TACAAACACGCAGATCGCGGTCACGATCGTGACGGCAATCCTTGGGAGCTCGCTATTGACGACAGTATTTACGAAGCTGTTTGACTATTTCACGGCAACGAAAAAGACATATCAGATTCTGCTTCTTGCGGCCTTAGAGCAACTCTGCGACAAGATCCTCGCTCAAGGGTATAGGACGCAGATGCAGACGCTGCGCCTGAAAGAGATCCAGGATCAATACAAGAAAATAAACGGCGACGGCTATGCAGACGCGCTGGTAGCGGATGCGATGGCTATGCCGCTGCGGGAACACAGGAAAGAGGCTGCATAATGATAACTCAGAACATTTCACTGACCGCGCCGAAGCGGATCATGCTCGGCCGCAGAGAAGAAAACGAAGCGACGCAGGTCGTCTTTGATATCTCATACTTCATCGAGACCTTCGGAGAAGGTACGGCGACGCTCCTGGCTAAACGCTCGAAGGATGCAAACGCTTATCCGGTAGCCGTAACTCAGGAGAACGAGACTGTCACCTGGCTGGTATCAAATGCAGACACAGCCTACCAGGGACAAGGTCAGGCCGAGCTGATGTGGTTCGTCGGAGACGTCCTGGCAAAGTCCGTTGTCTTCCCCACATGGACGGATCCGGACATCGGCGAGGAGGGAGAGGTCCCGGAGCCGTATGAGAGCTGGGTGACGCAGCTGCTTCAGCAACTCAGGCTGCTCAGATCTTAGATACAACTGTATATGTCGGTACAGATGGCAAGTTTTACATAAGAGGAGAATAAGCAATGCCTACACCAATTATCAACACTCAGCTTGACACGCTGAACACTAAAGTCGAAGGCCAGACCACAGCTCTGACCGCTAAGCTGCAGGCCCTCAACGAGCTGCTCGAAGCAAAGAATCACCTCGACGCCCACCGCAATACAGCGCTTGACCTCATGGCCGGAGACGCCCGCGCCGCGCTGGTGACAGACGTCGCAGGCGTCGCGCAGCTGTGCAAGAACGGAGAGATCCTTGAGGTCATGGACTACGGCGACGAGATCCATCCAGAATGGGTGGACGGAACCACGCATTATAACCCGGCCATGAACCTCTGCCACGAGTCCGACGAGCTCCTGGAAGACGGCGAGAGTATCCACGGAGCCTTCTTCGAATGGGACAAGACCATGCCCTTCGGAGTGCCGTATGATCCCTCTGAGGCGGTCTACTACTTCGACGGAACAGAGGGCGCCGGGACATTCCACATCGGCATCGGAATGGCTTACGGAGGCGGCTGGAAAACAACAAAGCATATCCAGTTTACTCTTAATGTCGCTCCTGCTGAAGGAGATCAGCTCGTTATTAACTGCGGAACAAACGCGGCCAACGATCCGACGAACGGCAGGACCTGGAACCTTTATGCAAAGGGCAGCACTACATCCAAAGACACCGGAACAACATCAGACGGAACTGGCGGCACGAATCTCGGATCTACTAATTCCTCAGATGTCGGCAAAACGAACGAAAGAGTCAACGCGCCTCAGAGGATAGTCTATGGATATAACAGATGGAGCCAGAGCTTCCTGAGACAGTATCTCAACGCAACCGCAGAGTCCGGATGGTATACAGCGGCCAATCCCTGGGACAGGCCGGATGCCGCAGTCATGGCAAAGGCAGGCTTCCTTTATGGATACGGCGCGGAGGTCTATAACTACTTCAAACCGATCAAGGTCGTGACAGTCGCGTGTAACGCAGACAGCAACGTCGAAGACGTGACCTATGACAGAGTGTTCCTGTCCTCTCTTGAACAGATGTACTGCGTCCCGCAGTTCTCCGGCAAAGAAGGATCCTACTGGGAATACTACAAGAGACTTCTTGGAAGAACGTCCCCCGCACCGACTTCTGCGACATACGCAAGGCTTATCAAATATGCACTCAATGCACCTACCAGTGCGCAGAACTGCTGGCGGCGTTCGGCCAACCGCAACGGCGCGGGCGCTGCGTGGTTTGTCAACACGAGTGGCAACGTGACCACGCACTACGCGTACTACGCCTATAGGTGCGCCCCGAGTGTGTTTATCTCCGATTAAACTGATCCCGCCTCGCACACCTGCGAGGCGGCTCCTTCCGACATGATGAAAAAATGAGCTCGGTAAGAAAGAAAGACCAATCTCCGCATAGATTCACAGTGCTTGATACGGCACTGGATGTCTATGACTATACAACAACAGTCATCGCGAACCCGAAAATCTTTGACAGGACCTACAAGGACTTGATAGACCGCATGGATAGAGAAGCGTCGCTGATCTACCATTATTGCCGGGCGGCAAATGACGATTACGACAACCGGATCAAGGAAGAGGCTGAAATCAGGCTGCAACTGGAGGCACAGGCGATTGAGCAGTGCCTCTGGCTGAAGACAGACATCCGGCTGGCGCAGAGAAAGTTCCACCTGCGGGCAAAAAAGGCCTGCTACTGGACAGACTTGGTCAACAAAGCCCTGGCAGCCATCAGATCATGGCGCGGAGCTGAGAAGAGATTCTACGAAGACAATTATGGGCTGTAGGCTGTAGATGCGCAGAACTGCTGGCGGCGTTCGGCCAACCGCAACAACGCGAACAATGCGTGGATTGTCAACACGAGTGGCAACGTGAACACGAACAACGCGTACAACGCCAATAGGTGCGCCCCGAGGTTGCAAGTGAATGCGCACAAAGGCCTTCACATAGTGAGGGAGATGCGTAAAACACACTTACACAGAGCCGAATGCCCTGCGAAAGCTAAACAATACCGTCTTGATGCAAACGCGTCCCGGCGCGTGCGCTACGTACAGGACGGACACAATGACCCGATCCAATGGACAAAGAAAAAGTAATCGGCGTCGATGCGCTATTTGACTCGATGAACAAATGCGCAAAAGGCGTCAGATGGAAAGGCACGGTGGCCTACTTCAGACATAACTGGACAGATGAGATCCCGAAGCTGTCTGATCAGCTCCACAACGGCTCATACAAAGAACGGCGTGCAAAGTTCTTCACTATCACGGAGCCGAAAGTCAGAGAGATCATGAGCATACATTTTCGGGACCGGGTCTACCAGAGAAGCCTCAATGACGTGGCCATCTATCCACAGGTATCAAGATCCTTCATTGCAGACAACTTCGCGTGCCAGAAAGGCAAGGGAACGCTTGCTGCCAGGCAAAGACTCGAAGAATATCTGCATCGGTACTACAGGAAATACGGTACCGACGGCTACATACTCAAAATAGACATCAAAGGTTATTACCCGAACATGAACCACAGGTTCGCCGAGAAGATGCTCTCTGAGTATTTAGACGATGATACATATCAAATGGCAGCCAGAGTGCTGCTGCACCTTCCCGGCGAAGTTGGCTACAATCCGGGGAGTCAGATCGTACAGATCGTCGGCATCACGGCGCTGGATGATACAGATCACTATATCAAAGAGCGCCTGGGAGTCAAATACTACATCCGTTATATGGACGATTTTCTGATCATTCACCATGACCGGGAAACTGTCGAAGGATGCCTGGCAGCCATCCGGGCAAAGCTCGAAGGCCAGGGAATGCGCGTCAATGAGTCAAAGACCTTCATCCAGAAGGTCCGAGATCCAGTGACGCATCTCGGATTCATCTACAGGCTTACTCCTTCCGGCAAAGTCGTCGTCCTCGCAGATCCGGCAAAGATAAAGCACGAGAAGAAGAAGGTCATGCGCATGATCGCTAAGGTGAGAAAAGGCGAAATGACCAAGCACGATGTAGACGTTCACTTCAAGGCGTTCAAAGGCAGCGTGAGGTACGGCAACTCGCATCAGTTGATATACAGGCTGAATCGTTGGTACGAGAGCCTGTGGAAGGAGCAGGAAAATGGCATCAATAATCACAAAGTTTAAGTCGACGCCGGCAGAGCGTAAGGACATCGAGAACGCGATCGCGGAGACTGAAGACATGCGCGCTATGGCGGACTACAACATCATGATGGGTAACATCGAAGACCCGACAGAGGACGAAGAAGAGGAGGAAGAGTAAGATGGGGCACTCCGAGAAGTTCAACCTGGTCAAGGAATACTATGACGAGGGCAGATGGAAGAAGAAAGCCGTCAGAAACGCAGTCGTAAAAGGCTGGATCACCGCTGCCGAGTACGAAGAGATCACCGGAGAGGTCTACGCATGAGAGACGGCTTGGTCCTTGATTTCGAAGACGTAAAAGAGGCCCCTGCGGACTACTTTGGCGTCTCCAGGGATAAGGTCATCAAGGTCGAGGATCTGTGGATAGTAATCCGGGACGAGCTCAAAGAAGAATTAAAAGAAGGTTGAAAAAGCCCGCCAGAAGCCACCAGACGACATCTGGCGCGTTTTTTTCATCAGGGTGGATACTTATATCCTCCCTGTTTTATTTACGAGTAAAAAGGAGGATTTTATGGGACAGGACTGGAAAGCATGGATCAAAGCGGCGCTCACCAGGGCCGCAAAGACATTTGCACAGGCAGCGGTCTCAATGATCACCGTCGGCTATGGATTCAAAGATATAGACTGGATCAACGTCCTGTCGGTATCCGGAGTCGCCGCAGTCGTCTCCATCTTCACGAGCCTTGCAGGCCTTCCGGAAGTACCAAAAGGCTGCGCGAATGGCTTGAATACTAAAAGCGGAAACGACGAGATCGACAAAGAAGCGGAGGCGATGATCAATGGGATATAGCGTAGTAATGACAGCAGAACAGATGGTCACTCTGGTCAAGCACGTCGCATTCGACCTTCCGACCATCTACAACAACAGGTTCCCAAACAACTGTGGATACAACCACGGTGATCACTGGACATGGGACTGCTGGAACTTCTATCCAAAGACGCTCGTCTGGGGGTGGAATGAGAACATCCCTGTCGGATCCTATTGCTATAAGCCCGGCACAGCAGGCCTGGGCGACTGGAACGGATGGACCATCCTCAACTGCTGCCAGCAGATCTCCAAAGACTTTGGCAACGTGATCCCGGCAGAGTTCCTACTCTACTCAGACAAGAGCCATGCTGGCTGCTATGTCGGAGAGTTCACCAGGAGCGGAAAGACCTACAACGTCATCGAGTGCACGTCCAACAGATACATCGGCAAAGGTGTTTATCCATCGTGGGTAGATGTAAACGGCACCAGAAGAGCTTATAAGGGCGGACCTACTTCCGGGGCTTGGGGCTGGCACGGCCTTCTCCCCTGGCTGAACTACGCATCTCCGCACACCGACGTTCTGGCCGTGGATGGCTCCTGCGGAATGGCGACGACTCGCTACACTCAGAAGTTCCTCGGCACCACAGTTGATGGCATAGTGAGCAATCA